GTGATTGTTCCAGTAGCACTTACAATACCACCAGTCAATATATTAACACCTGTGATATTACCACCTACACTAGCTGTACCACCTGTAGCTAAGTTGCCACCGGTTACAGTACCAGTTGAACTTACGGTACCGCCTGTGGCCAAGTTGCCACCGGTTACAGTACCAGTTGCACTAACAGCACCTGCTGTGTTAACATTACCGCCTGTGATTGTGCCAGTAGCACTTACAGTGCCGCCTGTTGCTAAATTACCAGATATAGTATTGCCGCCTACTGATAAATTGGACAATGTGCCAACTTGTTGTAAACTTGAATAGATAACACCAGACGCCAGTGTATTTCCTGTTAACGCATTAGCATTAACCGCGCTGGCTGTTACACCAGTCAACATTGAACCGTTACCAATAAAGAAGCTGGTAGGGTCTGCTGTGATGTTACCAGTGGCATTAACTTCGCCACCTGTGTTTACATTACCGCCAATTATGTTACCAGTAGCACTGATTGTACCACCTGCAGAAATATTTCCGCCACCTGTGATATCGCCGCCTGCTCCGCTGGTAATTAAGTTACCACCGGTTATGTTACCACTTGCACTTACATTACCACCAGTAGCAACATCGCCACCAGTTACTGTGCCAGTGGCACTTACTACACCAGCTGTGTAGATATTTGAACCTGTTAAAGAACCAGAAGCACTTACATCACCGCCAGTTAAAAGATTTGCACCAGTAATTGTACCAGTTGCTGTTACTTGACCGCCTGTTATGATATTGCCGCCAGTGATATTACCACCTGCGCTGGCTGTACCTCCAGTAGCTAAATTGCCACCAGTTACAGTGCCAGTTGCTGATACTGTACCAGCTGTTGCAACATTACCACCAGTTACAGTGCCAGTTGCTGATACTGTACCAGCTGTTGCAACATTACCACCAGTTACGGTGCCAGTTGCTGATACTGTACCAGCTGTTGCAACATTACCACCGGTGATTGTTCCTGTTACACTAGCTGTTCCGCCTGTGGCCAAATTGCCACCAGTTACTGTGCCAGTGGCTGTTACCAGGCCGCCTGTGGATAAATTGCCGCCGTTTACGTTGCCGGTAGCACTTAAAATAGAAAAATTACCTTGAGTAAGTGTTACACCATCATCAAGATAAACACCAAACACATTTGCATCAGCTTCTTTTAATTGCAAATTACCCAAGTGGATAGTGTTGCCGCTGATGTACAAACTGTTCCAACGATTTGTGTTGGTACCCAAATTGTAAGTAACGTTTGCTGTTGGAATAATATTTCCAGTAACGCTTACGTTGGCGCCAGATATGTCGCCTGTGGCAGAGATTGTTCCGCCTGTTTTAATGTTACCACCTGTTACAGTACCTGTGGCACTTACAGTACCGCCTGTGGCTACGTTGCCACCTGTTACAGTACCTGTGGCACTTACAGCGCCAGCTGTGGTTACATTACCGCCAATAACATTACCGACTGCACTAACAACATTGCCAACTGTGACAGTGTTGCTTGTTTTATCAAATTCAAATCCAGCTACTGCATTGGCTGTGCCGTTGTCGTTGAATACAACCTGTGTGTTGCTACCTGGAACTGCAACGTTACCAGAAACGTTACCGATAAAGTAAGCGCCATAAACGTTGCCTGTGGCACTGACAATGCCACCAGTTAGTACGTTACCGCCTGTTACGTTACCACTTGTGCTGGAGTCGCCAGCTGAGTAGATGTTGCCGCCGGTTAAACTTCCAGTGATGTTGGCATCGCCAAGGATATTACCAACAAAGCTGGTAGTGCCGTTGATTACTGCATTGCCACCAATGTTGGCATTGGCTGAATGTATATCAGCATATCCTGTGATTGTGATTGTAGTATTAGTTTCAGCTGTACTAGTAAAGGCTGTAACGAATTCTTTGGAGCTTTCGTCCCAAACAAAAGCAATATTTTCGCTAGTGCCACGTTGACCAATAAAACCAATGTCCACTGCTGGGCTACCAGTTTGCATACTTGCCAGCAAAATAACCGGATCTTCAATTGTAGTAATTGTTGTATCAATAGCAGTTGTATTACCTTGAACTGTCAAGTTACCTGTAACAGTAAGATTGCTACCATAGGTTAAATTGTTGGCAATTTTTCCTGCTGTGATCGAATAGTTTTGTATTTTGGTACTTGCGTCAATACCAAGATATACGTTGCCTGCACTTGCGTCGGTTATTTGATTATTATTAATTCTTGTAACGGCCATTTTAGTCTCCAGGTTGGCGTTTTGTTGCATATTTGTTGCGCTAACTCATGTTAGTCCACTCAACAAATTAAAATCTTTTAGCCATAAAAATATAAGGCTATGACTTATTTACCAAGGCCTGGATATTTTGGATATTGCAACGCGATTTTTGGGAATATTAGCTTTTGAGCTGACTGACGAAATCTGGCATCTGCAGATGTAACATATTTATGATTTTATCAAATTCGTCAATCTTAGCTGTGGTATTTCCATAGATTCTTGTGAATTGTGTCTGTGGATAATCCTGACAAATTTGTGCGATTTGTTTGATCCAGTTGCCCGTAAAGGTAGGTGGATGGGCCGATGTTTTGTAGAATTCTGTGTCGGCGTAGACATTATTAAAAAGATTGTTAGTAGTAGGGCCCATGTCAAATCCCAACAAATAAATTTGTGTATGCCCGTGGCTAGCGGCTAAACCAACAGCATTGGGACCAGAACTGTAGCCTTGATATTTGGAAATTAACAATTTTGCACCCAGACCTGCTATGGGTCGACGAGTATAAAATTCATTGGTCTGGGCATAGCCAGATTCTTGTATTGCCGTGGCAATAGGACGGTCTGTGGCCACTAGCACGTTGGGTGTAAATTCTCTGTAAAGCCCATTACATCCGTAGACAGTACCCAATTGCTTCAATTGATCTAAATCAATTCCTTGACGGCTGATGCCGTTACCTAACACAAATGCTTGAGTCATAAAAAATCCCCACAGTACTTAGCGGGGATTTTTTGGATGCAGCCAATATTAAGAAGTATACTTCTCAACTTCAGCCAGGGTAAGTGTACCATTGCTGTTTTGCTGTGTGCCAGCCCAGGTAGCAACATCTGCACCTGATTTAGCAAATTGCTCGCCATCGGCAAAGAAGTTTGCAGCATAGTCAATGTTGTTTGTAACTTGTGCAGGGTTCCAAACGTTGTTGCTGTTGCTGTTACCACCTGTTTCGCCACCGTTGAAGTCTTGAGCAAACTTGTTGGTTAACTTACTGAGATATGTAGGAGTACTGTCAGCAATACTTACAGTAATAGCCATGTTACCTGCTGTAGGTGTTGTGCTATACAATGTGCATACACCAACCAATAAAGCAGTGCCAGTAGTTGTTAAGCCAGTTCCATCTACTGTGCAAGTAAAGATTGTTCCAGAAATTGCACCAGCTGGAGCACCAAGGGCTTGCCAGTTGGTTGTACCCAACGAAAGAATCTGATAAGCTGCGCCAGCTTTTAAATTTTCGTCTTGAACAGTAGTACCATCAGCAACTAAGAATTTGCGAGCACCTTTTTGACGGATAATGCGACCGTCGTGGACGCCTGCACCGGCTCCATTTGGAAGTGCAATATTTACTTGACACTTGACTACCGGATACGCTGCACTAGGTGAGCTCAGTGTGTAATCCCCACCAACTACGCCGGTAAATGGCAGTGTTGTTGCAGGTGTCGGTACTACCACTGTTGGCAAATCCATTGATGTTGGAGCTGCAAACGGAGGATAGCCGGCATCAGTTAGAATACCATTGTTTGATTTTTGAATTTTAAGAGGACGTCCCATTTTGTTTTCTCCTTAAAGAAGTCCGATGTGGGTTCTAGCCACTACGCGGTAGGGTTTAGACTTCCGCATAAAACGCCTGATTGCGTTGACAAGTATTTATGGTAAACAAATATTTTACCTGTTGTACGCTAGATTAAATATGTTTATGCACACAGAAGAACTAATAGCACACGGCAACCAAGCACGTGAACAAAACAACCCTGAACTGGCATTAAATTACTATGCACAGGCCTTGACCCAGGATCGTCGGTCAGCAAGTGCTTTTAACAACTACGGAAATGTGCTGAGAGAGTGCGGCGATCCAGAGGGCGCCGTTCCGTTTTTACAACGCAGTATTCAACTGGCTCCAGATCATCCAACAGCTCAATTTAACCTAGCCGTGGCCTATCTGTTGATGGGAGATTATGCTCGCGGTTGGCCACAGTACGAAAGTCGCTGGCGCTACGAACACCTAGCCGGTCAGTTGCCCAAGTATGATCAGCCGCGCTGGACCGGGCAAGATTTAAAAGATAAAACTATCCTGGTCCTGGGAGAACAAGGCCACGGAGACAACATACAATTTGTACGTTTTGTGGGCGACCTGGCTGGTCGTGGAGCCCGAGTACTAGTTGGTGTAAACGAAAGCCTTATTCCGCTATTCCGGGGTATTCCGCAGATTGCCGAACTGTTTGCTCCAAATCAGGCTCTTCCTGAGTTTGACTACTGGACTCCTATCATGAGTATTCCTGGCTTTATTGGCAGTACCTTGGCAAATTTAAGTCATGTGCAGGCCTACCTTCGAGCTGACGATGCGTTGGCACGTGCATGGCAACAACGGCTAGGCCCAAAAACTCGCTTGCGTGTAGGCTTTTGCTGGTCGGGTCGTAGAGATACCTGGATCAATCGCCATAAAGGCATGCCGTTTGAGGTGATGTTGACCTTGATCCAACGTAATCCTGGCTATGAGTGGATTAATCTACAGTGCGACTGCACTGCAGAGGAAGAAGCAGCATTGGTTGCAGCTGGTGTTACAGCCTATCCCGGAGCAATTACAAGTTTTGCAGATTCGGCAGCCTTGATCCATCACCTGGATGTGGTCTTGGCTGTAGACACTGCTGTGGCGCACCTAAGCGGTGCACTGGGACGTCCAACCTGGGTCATGCTAAGTCAATTTGCCTTGGATTGGCGTTGGCTGTTGGATCGCGATTCAAGTCCATGGTATAGTACCGCTACCTTGTTCCGTCAACCTCGGATGGGCGACTGGACAAGCGTCACCGACAAGGTACATAAGTATTTGTCGTGGTATAAAGTTTAAGGCTGATAGTAAATGACTTCGCCTGGTTTGGGTTCTTGTTGAGTGTTCATCATGTCTCCTTAACTGAATGTGAATGGATAGTTGTATGTTGCAGGCGAGCCAAAACCCGGCCTATCCAAAATGTAGAAGAAGAGTTCTCCGTTATCACCAGCAACTTGCACATCAACTGCACTGGATACTAATGTGCTACCAGGCCCCCACGTAACTGTGTAGATCCTAACACCCTGCGCAGTAAACCATGCTTGATTGCTAGCACTTAATCCAAACATATTCACACCCGTGAAGAAACTGTCGGTAATTGTGAAACCAATTGAGCCGTTGATGATGACGAAAGGATCTTCTATATTATAACCTGCTATGATCGGAGGCGGCATTTGATTGTAACCAACCACGTTATCTACACCTGCAATGGGTCCGCTTGAGCCACCTAGGCTCCATCCGGGTCCTATGCTTACTCCTGGTCCTATGCTTACTGTCATGTTCTAATTCCTTTTGATCATTTATTTATTGACTTCGACAGTTTACACCGTGCCAGCAAGCGTGGTTAGGGCCGTTGTTTACAGCGGTCGCCGTGGTGCTGAAAGTAGTTGGGTTTATAAACTGTTTTACTACAATGTTCACAGGTTAGATAAGTTTTAGTTGCGGCCTTAGTGGCACGGATAGCGGCTTTTTGTTCTTCTGTCATAGGAATGCCTTTGTTTTTAGCAGGCTTACCTTTTTTAGCGGCACTTATATTTGCGGCTCGTTCTTCGGTACATCCTTTTCCAAACATTGGATTGTTTGCTCCAGCTTTTAATTTAGACATTAATGCTCTATATTCTGGTGTTTTATTTTTAGAATTTACTTTAGGTTTGCCTTTTTGAGATGCGCTTAAATTCTTTTTATGCTCTTCTGTTTTTGGTTTATCTTTATGTGTGGCACTAATCACCTTAGCACCAGCTTCTGTAAGTATTTTCTTACCAGCAACATTGCCGTTCATCCAACGATCTTGTCGTTCTAATACACGACTACGAGTCAATACTTTTGTTTCCCAGTTAGCCATATCTTCTATTGAATTAAACGTCCTGCGGATTTCATATTCAAACGCATCTTTACCGTGTTCTTCAATAAGGTTGTTTATATTTTCGCTACTTGTAGTATAATGATTCCAAAAATCTTCAGCGGGTGTTCTATTGAATTTTGTATAATTTTGGCATCTGCTACCATAATATACCTTGCCAGTGAGTTTAAACTTTACAAGATATGTGTAAGGTTTGATTTCGTTTATCAGTTTCATAATAGTATTTAGTCCTGTACCGCAACTTCACCTATTATTTTTATCAACAAAAAAGCGCCTTGCGGCGCCTTTCTGCTTCTTCCCATCCCTGGGTTGAATAAAACACACAATCTCTGATTAGGAGAAAGACAAGTTTTGGACGGCTATCTCGCCAACATAGTCAGCAGCATTACCGAAGGAACTTGCAGTATTAGTGAGTTCGACAAATCCGTAACGGGTCATAAATGATACGACTGGTTCGAATGTTGACGGATCCAATACCACGCCACTGCTCATGAGAGGAATGTATGGGCAATAGAACGCTGCGGCATCAGCCTCGCTTGTGCCCTTGTAGCCAACTAATACAGAAGCTGTATCAGAAGCGTAAGAGTTTACAAACACACGCATTGCACCGTTCAATGTACCAACAAACTTGGTGTTTGTAGGTGCTTCGAATGTGCCTTCTGTTGTGCGAGCAAAAGCACTAGTTGTTGCAGACTGCAATACTGTCAAGCTAGCTGGACTAACAACAGCCCAGTTACCAGCGCCACGACGTGTACGCTGAGCGATCAAGTTAGCAACGCGGTTGATCAACACTGCCAAAGCGGC